GAAGACGTAATAGCAAAAGGCAGGGAAATCTTAGACCCTTATGCGGCTCGTGACCTATTCCATAGTGCATATGACCCAGAAGGTAAATACGCGGCTGCAACTCGTGGTCTTGCTGACGTCTTAGATGTACCAGCACAAACAGTTATGGATACCGCATCATTACCGATACCTGGATCGATGCCATTTCTATTAAAGGCAAATGCTGTTAATAAACTCGCAAACGTTGTAACAAGGGACGTTAACCTTCCAGGTATTAATTCACCTGATCGATACAAAATTCCAATCCATCATGGTGCCGACGAGGCATACGACGACTATGACAGAGAATATAACCAAGGCGTATACGAACACAATAAAAACGTCAACCTTGGGCATGACAATGCTGATGAAGTATGGAGGCTTGCGCAAAAACGCGCAGCAGAACTGTCAGCAATTACATCAGGCATTGTTCGAGAAGGTAAGCGTACAGGATTGTCTGTAAAGCAAATAGAAGCACGCATAAAAGATGCAAAACGTAAGTATGGCGCAACTGGCGCTGACGTTTTAAGAACAGGCGTAGAGTTTGGAAGTATGCCGAAAGATTTCACAAGTCCTGAAAATCAAGTGCAAGCCACAAACATTACTGGTGGAAAACAAACAGGATACGGTTACAACAGTTGGGACAGACGGCGGTAATATGACTTTATGTCAGAGATTACAGTTATCGACGGTAAGCGTTATAAGATTAATGGTTCGACAAAAACAAAGTTATGCAATGGCATCGTAGTTGAAGATGCACTAAGTGGCACAACTAGGCACTGTAATGCGCGTGCAATGAAAGGCAGAGATTACTGCCAGTATCATGGTGGTAAATCTTTAATAGGACCAGCACACCCAAATTTTATAACGGGGTTGCAAAGCAATAACCGGAAGCGTTTTAGTACAGTTGGTCAAAAGTTGCTGGAGCGAATTGAAGAATTACGTGAAGACGTAGACCTATTCAGCCTGAAAGACGATGCCGCATTTATTACGGCCATTATGGACAAGCGTGCGGAAGCCGCTTCTGAAGGTGTTGGGATTGACCAATACAAGAAAGTTCAAGCGGCTTATGGCTTAGCTCACAGCAAATTAGGTAGTCCAGACTTTGTAGACGCTTTTGAGCAAATTGGAGACGTACTTACAGATACCCTTTCAATGTATGACGCAAGTCGTGATGTCATTGAATTAATTGACAAACGCGTAAGTATTGTTGAAGCAGAACAAAGAATGATGCACGCGAAGGCGTATACTCTGGAAATTGACCAGGCATTTTCGTTGGTCATGCAGGTGTTGGAAATTGTCAAAGATAATGTGCGGTCGTCAGAAGAACTGATTGCCATACAAGCAGGATTTCAAAAGTTACTTAAGGTTTATCAGTCGCCTGATGAAGAGGTTCTTGACGCGGAGATTATAAGTGAATCTTAGAGACCTAGAGAAACTAACGCCTAAACGATTTAAGCAATTTGCACGACCAGATAAGCCGTTGGCAAATGCGTTATTGGAAGCAATGGACGCTAGGCTAAAAGATATTATTGACACGGGTGACTACAACAGCGGGAGGGCATATTCCATTAACGGCGCCGAATTAGACTATCAAAAATGGCTTAGGACATATGCTCCACACGCGGCAAGTTCAGGGCTAGGTGAACATCACAAACGCGCTTGGGAGTGGGCTGAGAATATTGCTCAGGGTGAGCCACCTCCAGCGCTTATTGAGTGCTGGTTTCGTGGAGGAGGTAAGAGTACCACAATGGAACTTATCTCTGCCCGTATTGCCGTTAAGGGGTCAAGGCGGTTCCTCCTCTATGTATGTTCAACACAAGAAGCGGCTGACCGTCACGTAACAGACATTGCGACTACGATGGAACGATGTGGCATTGAAAGGGCTATGAACCGGTATGGCTTTTCTAAAGGCTGGAATGCATCAAAGCTCAGGACTGCTAACGGGTTTAACGTATTGGCTTTTGGCCTTGACACTGGTGCTCGCGGTGTTAAGTTGGATCACCTACGGCCTGATTTTATTATTCTGGATGACATTGACGAACTTGACGACAGTGTTACTCGAGTGGATAAAAAAATTGCGACAATAACGCAAACAATTCTTCCTGCAAAGTCAAACGACTGCGCAATCGTATTTGTGCAAAACCGCATTCACGCAAACTCCGTAATGAGTCAAGTCATCTCTGGTGAACTTGACATGCTCCAAAACCGAATCCAAAGCCCAATCGTCCCAGCGGTTATCGATCTTCGATACGAACCTATTGAAAAAGAGAACGGTCGTATGGGTTACAAAATTACTGGTGGCACAGCATCTTGGGAACACAAATCACTTGAAGTCTGCCAGCGTGAAATCGATGACTATGGACTCATTTCGTTTTTGCGCGAATGCCAGCATGACGTTGGTGTTGGCGGACGATTCTTCCCTGAATTTAAACAGCATGATGAAAAGGGTAACCCTTGGCATGTTGTAGACATTGTCGATGTCAAGCCGTGGTGGCGCGTGTGGGCGTCGCATGACTTTGGAACCAATAGTCCTGCGGCATTCTTGTTATATGCATCCGACGATTTGGAGAACGTCTATGTCATTGGTGAAGTTTATAAGAATGGAATGGTATCTAGCCAACAAGCCGACGCCGCGTTGGAGTTACTGCGAGCTAGAGACATGGCCGCTCCTGTGGATAAAGATATCCCAGGAGGAGTCTGGAACACCAAACTAGAAGCCATTGCATTTGACTGGGGTAACACATTCCCTCCAGAGAAATACGACCAGCGCATCGGAGAGTATCCAGTCGAAGTCTGGTGGCGTAAAGGCCTTCCGGCAGTACGTGCTGTCAAAGACCGAAAGGCTGGCTGGAGGCGTCTCAAAGAATGGTTTGCTGCTACGCGCATGACTGATGGCGTTGTGACACCCCGGTTCCGTATTTTGAGGAACAGTTGCCCTAACCTTATTCGTGAAATAGAAGGCGCAATGGCTGACCCTAAAGACCCAGAAGATCTCGACAATGGAACTAAGAGCGACCACGCTCTTGACTCATGTCGTTATGGGGTTATGTGGCGAGAGTATCCTGTTCGATGTGACGAGGTTATTCTGAATCCTAAGACAAAGCCACACTGGTTGAAAGAGGCTAAGAACGAGGATTACCTATGATTGTCCTTGCCATTCTTGCGTGTTTTCTTCTTGCTGGCTCAGTAGCATTGCAATTTACAATATACTTGTATTTAAAGTCATTGGTTAAAACGCCCTGGTATTACAAGGAAAATAGGTATTTGTGATGGATATTCGTGAAATATTGCAAGCTGCTATACAGCGTACGCAACAACCAAAGATGACTGCATTACAAGCACCACAAGCAAAAGGGCAAGTAGGAAGCTTTGATGTAGAGAATCTCCTACTGAATAAAGACGATGACTTGTCTATTGACCATAGCAAGTCTGAATGGAGAGTCAGTCCGGAAAACGATAAAGAAGATGCATTAAAAGTTGTTGCACATGTCAAAAAACAATTCGACATAGCATACACATCACGGCTTGAAATGGAACTTGAGTGGACTCAAGCCCTTGCATTTTTTGAGGGTAGGCAATGGTTTAGGATTAATAGCCAGACTCGAAACTTGGTAAATCTGCAAAACCCTAACGAAGCTGCTCGATACGTTACCGTAAACAAAATGCGTCCACTGATTGACGGCGTAGTTGGAAAACTTACACAATGCGCCCCAGATGCGCGAGCAGTGCCACTCTCTTATAGCGAGTTTGACCAGAAGGCTAGTGAGGAAGCAAACTTCATAGCTGGTCATTACACTAGGAAGTTTGGCAGAGAAACGCAAACTAAAGAGCGCGTGCGCTGGGCCTGCGTGACTGGTACTTCGTTCGTTAAGGTGTGGTGGAATGCTAAAGCCGAGCAAGTGGTTCCCGAATATTCAATCATGGATGGTTCTGTCACAGGTTTTAAGTCAATGGCGATAGGAGATGTTGAAGAGCAGATTATCCCATGCTTCAACGTCTATTATGATCCAGTAGCTCAAACAGATGATCAAGTCAGGTGGCTTATCCATGCATGTATTCGTCCTTTATCTTGGTTTGTTGACAGTTATGGTGATGCTGGTAAGAAGGTGGTTCCGGATGCTATTGCTGGAGATAATGCGGGTTATGTGGATTCGTATCTGGAAGGCTTAGGTAACACAGGATACGGATGGGTTCAACCATCGTCAGCACGATTGAATAACTCAGATCACAAGCGTAAAGCGGCTGTTGTGTATGAGTACTGGGAAAAGCCAACCGAACAATACCCTAATGGGCGATTCATTGTAAGCACCAACAGTGCGTTGCTTTATGCCGGAGAATGGCCATACGAAAAGAAAGACGAGTTTCCATTCATTGCACTTCGATGGCAACCTCGATCTGGCACGCCATATGGTCACAGTCTCGGCTTTGACTTATGCCCACTACAATTGACCTACAACCGTTTGTATTCACGTGCTGTAGAGCAGTTTGAAACCACTAAAGACTATGTTATGGTTGAGCGCAATAGCAACATTGGGGCTGATGCATTCAATAATACTAGCGACGATATTGAAGACAAAAACCGCACATACAGAAAAGTGTACTTTAACAGAGGTACGCATCCTCCACAGATTATGCGTGCACCTGGTGTCAGCGGAGACCTATTCCCGTTTATGCAGACCGTGGAAAAAGACATGATGGATGTCGCTGGACTCCATGATGTTTCGCAAGGTCAGGCTCAAGCGGGTACTCCTGCTGAGTCGGTTAAGTTACTTCAGCGTGCGGACAACACTCAGCATTCGTATATTCGCGCTGACATTGAGATTAGCATTGCAAAGATCAAAGAGTGGGAGATTGCTCTTGTCAAAGAGTTTGCGCCTGCTCCATTTGTAGGTAGCGTTGATGACCAGATTAATAGTAAGTCTCCAGCACAACAAGGGATTGTAGACTTCCAAGCTATACGTGAAGGCGGTCTGTATAAGGTCGTTTATGTACCTGGGTCATCGCAAGAAGATAGCCCTGACCAGAAGTTACAGAAGATTGCAGCGCTACGTCAAATGGGATTGTTTGGTGACCCGGCTGACCCAGAAACCAATGCGTTGGTAGTCAAGATGTTGCAGTTGCCAGAAACTGGTGAAATCCTTGAGCATCTTGCGCGACAAGCTGAAAAACAACAGATGCAACAACAGCAGATGATGGAGATGCAACAACAACAAATGATGGCTCAGCAACAGCAACCTCAAGGTCAACAGTATGACCCAGAAGCTGAAGGTCATCGAGCAGAACTAGACATGCAAAAGCAAACCACGCTGGCTGAACAAAAAGCACAGATGGAGCAAGCAAAGATGCAAATGCAAAGCCAACAGAAGCAAGAAGAGTACGCTGCGCAAAAAATTGCAGACATAAATCATGCTATGGCGATGCAAGCAGTTTCTCCGGAACCAACACAAAGTTCTACTTCCGGAGGAAAGCAGAAGCCACGACCTGCAAACAAAAAATAAAACTGTTGTGGTAAAGTAAGGAAAACAACTAATGTCTGACGAGATGGTGATGCCAACTCCCGATTCACCAGCGGGAGCGTCTGACGCCAACCTTGGTGGAGCTTTTGCTGAATTCATTCAGGACGCCGCCGGTCCTGAAGGTGGTGCGACAGGGGCGTTAAACGCAGATACAGTCAGCAATGCTAGTGCGGATGATGTCATTAACGAGTTGCTTGGCCTAGAAGGTGACAAGCCCGGTAGTGTCCCGTACGAGCGGTTCCGAGAGGTCAATGAGCGCGCAAAGCAAGCCGATGCAACATCTAGTGAACTAGGTGATTGGAAAGGCGTTATCGATGAATTGCGTTCCCAAGGTTTTAACAACGCGGCTGATGTCCAAAAAGCCCTTGCTGAGCAACAAATGCAAATGCAAGAGCAGGAAATCAGAGATCGTTACGAACGGCTTTCGGAAGCAAACCTCGTTGATGCGCAGAGCGCGTACGCACAGCAAGAAGCTGAAATCATGCGTCTTCGCTACGAGCGACAGATGGGTGAAGTGCAACAGTTTATGCTTGATAAGCAGATGACTGAAGCGATAACTCAGTATCCTCTTGCTAAGCGGTCGCCAGACTTAGTTGCGAGTCTAGTGCAGTCAGGCGTAAGCCCATCACAAGCTGCACAACAGGTTCACAACATAGTCAAGGCTACTGCCCAAGCTTTACTCCCAGATTTGACTAACAGGTTAAACAAGGGTGGATCAGTTACTCCAATGAATAGCGGAAGGACTCCAGCGCCAGCTGCACAGCCTCAAGCTGCACAACGAGGACTATCTGCCATTTCGCAACTGCTAGGTATATCTAAAGACTAGTAAATAAAGGACAAACAGTATGGCAATTGACTTTAACGGAGCGCTGACACTTGCAGACTATGCAGCCATCTCCAACGACAATCTTGTAAAAGAGATTACAAAAAGTTTGCATAAGACGTGGAATGCGCTTAAGGATATTCCACTTCACACTAGCCCATCCCTCCGCCAGGTCGGAATGCGCTATCTCAACGCTAACATCCCTGCCCCTAACTGGACTGGTATTAACTCGGAGCCAGTCGCGTTCCGCAGTAAGCCTAAGTCTTACGAAGAGCAGTTGTACCTTGTGCGTAACAAGTTGACCGTTGATCGACGTTTGCTTAATCAGCCAAACTCCATCATCGACCCAATTGAAGCACAGGTGCAAATGTTCCTGGAAGGTTTCGCCTACGATTTTAATGATAAATTCATTAATAATGATCCGTCGGTGTCATCCGGCGGATCTACTTCGGAGTGTTTTCCAGGCATCAACTATCGTCTAAGGAATGCTGCTGACTACGACATTCCATCGGAAATGGTAATTGCTTCGCAGGATATTTCTGCTAACGCAACAACAGGTTTGTTTGCAGGTAGTGGTGTAGGTACTGCTAACGCAAACAAGTTCTTTGCTGATATCCAGAACCTGTTTGACAACATGAATAGTCCTGATGGCGATGGAGTCGTTCTGTATATGTCAGAACTTGCTAAGCGTCAGATGGAAATGGCTGTTCGTGTAATGGGTATTGGTGCTGGTTTTGATATCACCCAAGACTCCTATGACCGACCTGTAGAAAAGTACAAATCGGCGACGATTCGTACCGTTGGTCGTAAGTCGGACGGTGTAACTCCAGTCATTAGCAATACTCAAACTATTGGTTCTTTGTCCAGTGCTAAAGCAACATCTATCTTTGCCGTACGTTACGGTACTGGATACGTTACAGGATGGCAGTCCGAGCCATTCAAGCCTAAGTATTTGGGTCTTAGTAATGAGAACGGCATTATGCATAACGTGTTGTTCGACTGGGGTGTAGGTTTGTGGATTCCACATACCCGTGCACTGGGTCGTCTTGACTGCGTTGTGACAGCGTAATAGCGAAAGGAAATAGATATGGCAAGAGACGCTAAACTTTGTTTTAAGTTTGACAGTACGGTTACTGGTACAAAACCACTTCCGACTTCACAGCAAACAGTTAATGGTGTATATAACGCTAACACATCCCAAACAAGTTTGTGGATGAACTTTGGTGGCTTTACAAACACCATTGCTGACGCCGGTGCATTTGGTGCGCAAGCAGATGCGGCAGCGCCTGGTACCCCGATTGTCCCACAGCTTCATAGTGGTAGTCGTGACCAGATGTATGCTCGTATTGCTTACTGTGTAACAGAAGCATATGCGACAACAACTGCGCTTAAGTTTTCTGTAGAGGGCACAGCAGATGCAACTGTAGCATCGCCAGTAACTTATACGGTTGGTCAAACCGCCGCTACTGGTGCAGTCATGGGACCTATTTATTCATCGACTGTTGCTAGTTCTTCTGGTAACGTGATGACTGTTGCCGCAGGTTCTGGACTTGCTTCAACGTTCTCAACCACAGTTCCAACAATTACACTTACAACTGCCCTAACGTACCCAATTCCAGTTGGTAGCGTTGTTCAGGTTGCAGGTACGACTGTGCCTACTGGATTCACTGCATCGACAAACTACTTTGTTGTGTCAAGTACAACTACAACTGTACAGTTGGCGTCCACGGCGGGTGGAGTTCCGATTCAAGCTACAGCTGGTGGCTCTGCGCCTACGATTGTATTGCAATCACACAACTTTGCGGTTGGTGATTTGGTGCAAATGACAACTGTCGGCACGATGTCACTTAATAGCCAAACTCCAACTGTGGGTTCTGTTTATCAAGTACTCTCCGTACCGGCATACAACACGTTTACAATCGGTCTTGGCCCAGGTGCGTTGTTAGCTGGTGTCGGTGCAGCAAGTACGGTGTTGACTCTTTCAGTAACAGGTACAACCACGGTGTTTACTAAGGTTGCATCTGGACGTATTGCATCAGTTCCACTTATGTCGAACTTTGCAGGTAGTCTGCGGCTCAACATTATTGGTGCTGGGTCTTCTGCTGCAGGAAAACTTATCATTCAGTCCGCAAGTATTGCATACGGACGTGATTCTGCTGCTATTGGCTAGGTGATGACATGACTAGAGGCGAGATCAAACGACGTATAAGGTTGCTAGGAAAGCATTACTTTTCTGGCGACAACGACCTTGACCCGTTTGGTCTTGACCTTTTGATTGTGGAAGTTACAAATCAAATAGCACGGACTACTGATAGTTATATTGGTAGGCGTTACCTAGATATAGTCGCTGGAACAAGTGAATATTGTGACAGCGACCTATATCGTGTGAAGAATATATTTACATTGCAGTCAGATGGTGATTACGAGCGGCTTCAGTTAATTGACTGGGCAGATGCTCGATCACAAGACTATCGACGAACCGACACAGACATTACTCCAACACAAGCTATTGTGTTTGGCATGAACAGAATTAAACTTTATCCACAGCCATCAGCAAGCACAACCAATGGGCTGATGATTGAAGGATATGCAATCCCTGGTGATTACTGGGTGTATGACTCTAATGGTAACCCAGTAACACTTATAGATAGTCATAGTTGTCCTCTTCCTGAATCTGGACACGATGCAGTTGTATACGGTGTTCTGGCTGAAAAAGCGTTGCAGATGCGCGATGGTGAAGCCGCACAAATCTACACACAGAAGTATCAAGAACGAGTAGGCATACTTGAGTCTAATGCCGCTGTGTACAGCAGGAGAACACTGTAATGGCTGTATCCATAAAGGATGTCCGCGAAGAAGCATACAGGCTCCTTAACGAAACTAACGCTAGTGTTTTAGGTCAGTTACCGGATGGCACCGGTGGAGCAGACACTATCTCTTCTACAGCGGGTGTAACAACGTTTATAAGAGAAGCCGTAACTGACATCTGTAAGACGTGTGTGTATATCCCGGTTTCGGCAACGGCAACTGTACCGGTGGGTGCATTGTCTTTAACTATTAGTGGGACAACTGCTACGCCTGTTACAGTTTCACCATCT